CAACTGATGTATTGCCATTTTGAAAAAAATTAACAGATGATGAAGGAGCAGAAAAGCCCGACTTTTGCTTTAATATATACATCTTTATAATTGCAGGAACTGGAGCATTAGTGCCAAATAAGGCGGAGAAATAACCTTTTATGCGCCACGATTTAGGTGTTAATGTATTACCGACACGATTTCCCTCACCGGTCCCCTGTGCGATAACCCAAACTGTTGAAAGATTAATTGGATTCAATACTGTAGCAGTCATAGCAACGATAGGTGTAGTTGATTGAGCACCAGGACTACATACCTTATCCTCAATTTTTGAGTTAATCATACGCTTTACGTATGTTTTAACAACAGGTGAAACAATCCCCCCTGTTTTAGGTTTATATTGCTTACGCTTTATCATTTTGCGCTTAGGCATACGACGAACAACCTTTAAAGGCATATAAAAACATATAGTTTTTTTATTTTGATATGACCAAATGACCGACCCGACCTCGTCCTTATAGGGTAAAGAACGAGGTCTAAAAAATCTTAATATATTATATATTATAATCTATAGTATGTTATATGGAATACCACTTACGCTTATCTATACACAAAACAAACGCCCTAACCGTTTTAAACGCTTTCTGCGCCTCTTTCAAACCTGCAGATATAGTTAGCGCTTATGAAACTAAAGGAATTAAAGAAGACGGCACAATAATAAATCCGCACACACACGCATACATTAAATATGAAACAGTGCCATCAAAACAATCTATAAGTAGCTTCTTCAAAAAATGGAAGCACTTATTAGTTAAACCAACAAATGAAACTGCCGGATATAGCCATAAATTACAAAAGAAAACAAAAGAAGAGAATATAGTTTATACCATCAAAGGAGGAGATATAATAATTAACACAATAGGAGACACAATAAATGAATATAAAATAAAAACAGAGCTGATTAATGAAAATAAAACATATCAAAATATGTTGGCAGGTCGTACAATAGGAGACCAAGAGGATAGAATAAAAGCAGAAGCAAATATTAAGCAATTAGAAGAAAATTTAATTAAATCAGGATTATCAAAAACTTTTGCTAGCGATATAATAAAACTTATATTTTCAAACCTTAAATAAATAAAATGTACAAAAAGAGAAGTTACGGTAGGCGTCGCCGTGTAAATAGAAAAAGGCGTGGACAACAAAAGAAAACATACTATGTAAGCCGTGGAGGTATTAGGCTTTAAAGGGGGTGTTTAACTGGGTTAGAAAAATGGAGGGTGAAACTCCCTCCCAAATTTAAGAACCAAACAATAAATAAAATGAAACCAAATCTGTTTAACAGTATCAAAATGCAAAGGCCAAACAAAAATGTTTTTGACCTTTCACACGATGTAAAGCTATCCTTGGATATGGGCAAGCTAGTTCCAACACTTATGCTAGAATGCGTACCCGGCGATTCATTCAATATTAGTTGTGAATCATTATTGAGGTTATCTCCTATGGTAGCTCCTATGATGCATAGAGTAGATGTAACAATGCATTATTTCTTTGTTCCTAACCGTATTTTATGGAATAATTGGGAAAAATTTATTACAGGTGGACCAGAAGGTGTTGATACACCAGATTTTCCACATTTTGTTGCATCGGATGTATTTGATTATGTAGAGGCTTTACTTCCTGCAGAAAAAATAGAATATTGGAAATTTTTAGATTATGTTGGTGTTCCAGATGTAGACAAAAATATAGAATTTAATTTTTCTGCATTACCATTTGCAGCATATCAGTGTGTATATAATGAGTATTATAGAGATCAAAATTTAATTCAGCCTATTGATTATAAGGTTATAGATGGAAACCAAGCAGATTTTAATTTAATAAAACAACAATACCGCGCTTGGGAACATGATTATTTTACTGCAAGTTTGCCTTGGGCCCAAAGAGGCCCTGCAGTTGATATTCCACTCGGTTTTGGCAGCGGTAACGTTCCAGTAAAATTAAATACTATAGATCCAGGAACTGTATTAAATGGTACACCATTAAATGCAACTGTAGATGGTCAACCTACTGGAGATGTACCAACAGATGAACTTTATGCACAAACTACAGATTTGCAATTAGAACCTACTACAATCAATACACTTCGTAGGGCATTTAAATTGCAAGAGTGGTTAGAAAAAAATGCACGTGGTGGAGTACGTTATATAGAGAATATTCTTGCACATTTTGGTGTTAAATCATCCGACGCAAGACTGCAAAGACCAGAATATATTACAGGAGTAAAAACACCAGTCATAGTTAGTGAAGTACTTAATACCACAGGTATAGATGGAGAATTGCCACAAGGTAATATGGCAGGCCACGGAATTTCAGTAACATCTGGAAATTATGGTAAATACTATTGTGAAGAACACGGTTATATTGTAGGTATTATGTCGGTTATTCCAAAAGGTGCATATCAGCAAGGATTACATAGGCATTTCTTTAAATTTGATAAGCTGGATTATTTCTGGCCATCATTTGCACATATTGGAGAGCAAGAAGTAAAAGTAAAAGAGATATATCTGGAAACTCCAAACCAAGAAGATACATTTGGTTACGTTCCAAGATATGCAGAGTACAAGTATCTTCCTTCTAGAGTATGTGCTGACTTTAGGACTACATTGGATTCTTGGCATATGGGCCGTATATTTGAATCTCAGCCTACACTATCTAAAGAGTTTGTAGAATGTAAGCCAACAAAAAGGATATTTGCAGTAACAGAAGAAGGTATAGATAGTCTATATGCTCATGTATACCATAAGATAAAAGCAGTTAGACCTATGCCTAAATTTGGTACTCCAATGTTTTAACTATGGCACAATGTCTAACACCGTTTTACGTGAAAGACAGACACACTAAAGATGAGCTTCCAGTACCTTGTGGTAAATGTCCCGTTTGTTCCGCGAGACGTGTATCGGGTTGGAGTTTTAGATTAATAAAAGAGGGGGAACGTTCAAGTTCCTCCTTTTTTGTAACACTTACATACGATACGGACCACGTACCAATAACGTCAAAAGGTTATATGTCACTCAGTAAAGAACATTTACAAAAATACTTTAAGCGTTTAAGAAAATTAAACGATCAAAAATTAAAGTATTATGCAGTAGGTGAATATGGAGGTAAAACAATGAGACCCCATTATCATATAATATTATTTAACGCAAAATTGGAAACAGTACTTAAAGCTTGGGCTTTAGATGGCAAATATTTTGGAGATTATCACGTAGGCAAAGTAACAGAAGCAAGTATTGGTTATACTATGAAGTATATTTCAAAAACCAAGAAAGTACCAACACACAAAAACGACGATAGATTACCAGAATTTGCATTAATGTCTAAACGTATGGGAGAAAATTACTTAACTGATGCTATGGTAAAATGGCATAAAGCAGATATTGGCAATCGAATGTATTGTAATTTAAAAGACGGTAAAAAAATAGCAATGCCTAGATATTTTAAACAAAAATTAAATTTAAATGAAACAGAACAAGAATCAATTCAGTATCAAGCGCAAATTAGATCTATACGAGAAAAAATTTCCCTTGAACGTGAACACGGAAAACCTTATTCAGACATTATCAAGTCTCAAATTACTGAATCATTTAATAGACGACTCCGAAGTCAGGGAAAAGGAGAAAAACTATAATGAGATAATGGATTATCTTATTGAAAAAACCTATAAAAACAATTTAGAAACACTTAACTTGTTATATCAACAAGTTGAATTTGCAAAAGAACTTTATAAGTGGTTAAATGAACAATTTACAATTATTAAAAAACAAGAAAATGAAACACAGGAATCAGTACAACAGTAAAGAATTTAAAACAGATGGAGAAAACAATTTTAGCCCATCTATGACAATTCCAGACCAAACAATGTCAATAAAGGAGATATTGGAAAGATACGCAAGAGGTTTACCGATGGATGGAAAAATACCAATATATGAAGGTGATGATGGCGATGGTATAGACCCACGCCGACTAGATTTATCGGAAAGAGCAGAATTACAAAAACTATACACAGAAGAATTAAACGAAATAAAAAAATCGTTACAGAAAAAACCTAACCTTGAAAATACCGTATCCCCAGCGGGGACAGAAGGGGAGAATGTATAAAAAACAAAAGGCGGAGCAGAGATTAGCCGAACGGCGAAGGAGCAGAGCGACGGAACAAAGCGATGCGACAGAGCAAAAAGGCTAAACTCTGTGAAGCCTTAAAAATTAGCACTAATCCTTCTTGATATATTAGTGCTAATTGACACCAGATTTATTTGGTGGAAAAAAAAAAAACAATAACTTTATAAAAAATAAGACAATGGGACCAGAAAATATGAATAATTCAGGACCAAGTCCAATAGTATCAGGAGCAATACAAGCAGGGGGAAATTTCCTTAGTACAGTATTTAACAGAGCATTTGCAAAAAGTGATTATAGAAGGCAAAGAAAAGACGCATTAGCGGATTGGAATATGCAAAATGCTTATAACAGTCCACAACAACAGATGCAGAGGTTAAAAGAAGCAGGACTAAACCCTAATTTAGTATATGGTCAGGGAGCAGTAGCGAACAATGCACAAGCACCAAGAGCATCAGCAATAGCGCCAACAAGAGCAGATTTGCAAATAGACCCACAAAGCGAGGTACTTAAGTATGCAAACGTACAACAGACTAGATTACAGTCCGATAATTTAAAGAAACAAGGCGATTTGTTAGAGCAAGAAAAAAGGTTAAAAGAAGCCCAGATAATGAGCCTTAACAAAAGAACAGATAGAACTATATTTGATTTAGACAAAGACAGGTATCTACGTGAAAACGGTATGTTAGATTATCAACTTGACACAATGGGTGCAAAACTTCATAATATTGAAGCAGGTACAAGATTTAGAATAGATGAAAACCAGCGGCAACAGTTAATGAACGCTAAGAATTTGGAATACGTAACAAATAAAATAGGACAAATCCAATTGAATAATACTGTAGTACCATTACAGAAACAATTAATAAGCGAAAATATACAAAAAGTAAGACAACAA